GCTTTATGAATTGAAACATGGCCGCAAGCCCCCGTCAGATGAATAATTCCCCGGCAACCGCAAAGGATGTTGATCATTGGATTGACCGCTACTTGTGCAAGCTGTCCTATGTGGAATTCTTGAAGGAGGCCTGGGGAATCATCGAGCCCTCAACGCCCCTGCAGATGAACTGGCACATCCGAAAGATCGCCGATAAGTTACAGGAGGTCGTCGAACGGCTGGAGGCCGGAGAGGAGGCTGTGAACCTGGTTATCAACGTGCCGCCCGGCACAACTAAATCCACGCTGGTAACAAAGATGCTTCCGGCGTGGCTCTGGACGCGGTCGCCCTCGATGAAGGTGATCATCGCCACCTACGAATCCACGCTGGCAACCAACCACGCCTTGAAGTCCCGCGACATTATGAACTCCGAATGGTACCGCCGGTGCTGGGGCGATGTGTACCGATTGAAGATCGACAAGAACGTTAAGACAGAATATGAGAACAGCAAGGCCGGAACGGTGATCACCACCTCGGTCGGTGGTACTATCATCGGAAAGCATGGCGACATCATTATCATCGATGACCCGAACAATCCCAATCTATTCATCAGCCGCAAGGAACTGGACGCTGTCAATTCATGGCATGACCTGGTATTGTCCACTCGTATGACCAATAAGAAAACATCTGTAAAGATTATTGTCATGCAGCGGATCGGTCAGGGTGATTTGTCGGAATATGTCCTGTCAAAGACAGATGAACGCTGGGAACATATCTGCCTTCCGGCAGAGGAAGACACCAACATTTCACCGCCGCAGTGGCAAAAGTATTACCGTGAAGGGCTGCTTGATCCCGTGCGGCTGGACAGGGAATCATTGAAGCGTATGATGTCGTCGCTGGGAACGGCAGGATATGCAGGTCAGATGCAACAACGCCCGACGGCACCCGAAGGCAATATTGTTCGTGGCGAATGGTTCCAGTCGGAGACCATTGGAAATTTCAAATCCTTGCGGAGTCGCGAGCCGGTGATCTTCTTCCTGGATACGGCTTATACCGAAAAGACAGTGAACGATCCCACGGGTATCATCGCCACGTGCCATGTCGGCAATAAGCTGTATATTCTGGGTGCTGCAAAGGTACGCATGGGCTTCCCCGAACTGATCGAATGGATACCGCGATGGGTGCGCCAGCATGGATATACTGACGACAGCATGATCCGCGTGGAGCCAAAAGCAAACGGCATATCCGTGATCCAGCAGCTCCGCCGTCAGTCGCATCTGAATGTCACCCAGACGCCATCGCCCACAGAAAGCAAGGAGACGCGCCTGAACGCTGCTTCGCCAATGATCGAATGCGGTCGCGTGGTGCTGATCGAAGGCACATGGAACCGGGACTTTGTGGATGAGGTGACCGGATTTCCAAGCATGAAGCATGATGAATACGTGGATCTTCTTTGTTACGCAACAGACTATCATTTGAGAACGGATGCCAGGAGTTTAAAAAGTATCATATCACACTTTCGTTAACACTCAACCGCCATGACTATTCAGGAAATATTTGCGCTACCGACCCCATCCGATATTATCACTCAGCTAAAGAAGCGGACGACCACGGCGCCAGACATCACCACGATCAAAAATGAATTGGACCCGCTGTTACATTCGGTGATGAGTACTACAGATCGACCGAACAAGACGATTTATGAAGATGACGGTACGACGGTGGCGCGCTATGAGAACGTGGCACGCATCCCGATTGCCTTTCAGGAGCTGATCGTAAAGCGGGCCAGCTCCTTTCTGTTCGGCAATCCGGTTACCCTGTCGCATTCTGCCGAAGGCGAAGCGCAGGAGCAGATCGTTACGGCAATAAAGCGGGTGCTGTCATCCAACCATGAGACGACACTGAACCGCCAGATGGGACGTCATCTGATGTCGGCAACCGAGGTAGCGGAATACTGGTACACTACAGAGCTGGATACGCCGGCCAATCTTTACGGCTTTGATAGCAAGTTCAAATTGCGTCACAGTCTTTTTTCGCCGCTGTTGGGTGACAGCCTGTATCCGCTGTTCGACTCCTTCGGTGACCTGATCGCCTTCTCCAGAGAATACGAGGTGAAGACAAAAGATGAAACCACGACCTATTTTGAGACCTACACCGCCGACAGGACGATCCTTTATAAGCAGGTATCCGGCGGGTATGAAGTAGTGACAGACGTAAAGAACCCAATAGGAAAGATACCGGTCATCTATGGATACCAGGGCGAAACAGAATGGGCAAAGGTGCAGGGGTTGATCGAACGGCTGGAAAAGTTGGCATCGAATTTCGCCGACACCAACGATTACCACGCTTCGCCTACGATCATCGTTCAGGGAAACCTGACCGGTTTCATGCAGAAGGGCGAGCAGGGAAAGGTATTGGTAGCTGAACCGGGAGCTGACGCGCATTACCTGTCATGGGACAAAGCGCCCGAATCCGTGCGGCTGGAAAATGAATGGCTGACAGAGATGATCTACACCATTACCCAGACACCAAACATCACCTTTGAGAACATGAAAGGGCTGGGAGCCATTAGTGGCGTAGCATTGAAGCTGATGTTTATGGATGCGCATCTGAAATGTGAGGATAAAAAAGAGATCGTTTCGGAATATCTTCAACGCCGTATCAATGTGCTGAAAGCCTATCTGGCCATGATGAACACCAAATGGGCAGGACAGGTCAATACCTTCGACATCATACCAGAAGTCACCCCATACATGATCATTGACGAAAAGTCGAATGTGGAGCTGATGGCCATAGCCAATGGTGGGTTACCGGTGCTGTCACAGAAAACATCCGTGGAGTTATCCGGCCTGACGATCAATCCGGATGCCGAATATGACCAGATCAAGGCGGAGGCCACCGAACAGGTAAAGCAGAAAAACGAAGTCTTTAATTCGGTATTTTAACCTGTGCCATGCCAGCTGACGTTGACCAGCTGAAAAGCCAGATCGCAGATGCTTTCAAGAGGCAGGAGCGGTATGCGGCACGCATCAGGCGATTGTATGATCAATATACCAACGAGATCATACGCATGGTCAACGCTTATCCAGGCATTGATCCCACCAGGCCATTTCAGCTTAAAGATTACCCCGTACTGAACCGCAAGGTCAGCTCCATGATCGGGGATCTGTCCGATCGGGTCACCGCCGAGATAAAGAACGGCATTGATGCCGAATGGGAACAGTCCAATCGGATCAATGATCAGCTTGTGAAAGGCACGCTGGGCATAAAATCAATGCGCGATAAGCGTTATCAGCGTTTTTTCGCACGCAACCTGCAGGCACGCGAGGAATTTAAGAACCGTATCATTGCAGGAGGCATGGATCTGTCGGATATGATCTGGCAGTATACCGGCAAGTTGAAGACACAGTTGGATGTTGCTTTGAGCAATGCGATCACCATGGGTCGTTCAGCTCAACAGATCAGCCGTGATGTACGAAGTTTTCTTACGGAACCGGATCGCTTATTCAGAAGGGTGCGTGACGAAAAGGGAGTGCTTCAACTCTCTAAAGCGGCAAAAGCCTTTCATCCTGGCCGCGGCAAATACAGGTCAAGTTACAAGAACGCCATGCGCCTGGCACGTACCGAGACGAACATGGCATACAAGGCGGCCGATATGGCACGCTATCAGCAGCTGGATTTCGTGGTTGGCTTCGAGGTGAAACTGTCAAAGAGTCATCCCCTCCGCATGCCCGAAGGTGACATTTGTGACGAGCTTAAAGGCCTGTACCCAAAGGAGTTTAAGTTCACCAGCTGGCATCCGCAATGTATGTGTTACGTCACCAGTGTCATGATGACAGACGATGAGTTCTCCGCTATGCAGGACAGGATTCTCTCCGGTAAATCAACAGATGGCATGAAAAGCGTCAACCAGGTCACCGATGTACCGGATGGCTTTAAGAAGTGGATCTCAGACAATCAGAAACGTGCCGATGGCTGGAAGTCACAGCCATATTTCATCCGTGATAACTTCAAGGGCGGACGGATCGAGGGCGGGCTGAAAATAAAAGATATTATACCTCAAAGTATGATACCAATCAGACAATCCGCTATGGCATCAACCATACCCGATCAATTACAAAAAGGCGGTGATTATGTAAGCGGAACAGGTATTGTCTTTAAAGAAGAGTTTTTTAAACTTCTTGACACAGAAAGGCCGGTGACGCTAAAAATTGATAGGAATATTAAAATATCGCATTATTCAGATACGGATCAAACCGTGAATATTGGGGATTTTGCACGGCTGAAAAAGAGTAAGTGGGGAAGGGAGTCCACGATTTATCACGAATTTGGCCATGCCATTGATTGGCAGAGAGGATTAAGATCACAAAGAGAATTAGATGAATTAATACTGAAACATAGATACAAGCTCGAAGAAGAGATGGTAAGGGGTATTGTCCATACCTATG